ATGTCAGAATTAAAAGATATGGCATTAGATGCTATTACAGTAGCACAAAAAGAAATAGATAAAAACTTACCAGAACAAGAAGAGAAAGTCGAAGCTAGACCAGATAAAAATTTCTTTGGTGGTGATGTGGGACAAAGAAAATGGGATAAGATGTATGGAGAAACACACAATCCTGATGGCACTGTAAAAGCAAAAGAAAATGTTTCAGATGTAAATGATGCGGGAGCCATATCAAAACCAGAAGATTCCAATCTTATGGGCTCTACTGTACCATCGGTTGGCAAAACAAATCAAATATCAGAAATGTCAGAAAAAACAGAAGGTATTACTCAAAAAACTCTGAATACCGATGGTAGTGTAAAAGAAATGACATTCCAAGAAATAGAAGATGGTATAAAATCTGGTTCTGTCAGGAGAAAGCTTGGCAAGCAAATGCAAGATAAAATAGTTATGAAAGCAAAAAATGAACATCCAGAAAGATTTGAGAAAACTGCTGTAATGGAAGGTGCCAGACAAGAAACCGCGGCATCGCTTTCGGGGCAAAATGTTAGTGCTAGTGATACAGCAGTAAATAACAAAGTAGCTGCGGGAGAAACCTTAAAATCTTCAGCATTAAATCAAGGAAATAAAAATTCTAATAATAATGTTGTGGGAAATAATAATACTAGTAACACCAATGTAACAAACAACACACAAAATGTTAAAAGAGAAAATTCTGGTGGTGTGAGAAATCCAGACCCAACAGCTGCAAGAGCAAGAATGGGTCTGGGAATGGGAATGGCGTTTTAACTGTTTTCTCTAGTCTCAGACAATTCCATCATGCAGGCCTTTGCTTCTGCATGATAACCAAGTCTTGATAATTCCGCCGCGGCGCGAGAATAACCTACGACCTCTGTCCATATAATGAATCCAGATTTAAAGTTTTTCCAAAAATTTGAAATCGACACAGTAGGACTGACAACAGTTTCTAGTAGTATCGACATTAACAGCTCCATCCTCTTAAATTATGATTTGCTTCCGGTAACGGTGCGGCCGAAGATTGAAGTGGTTTGTGGTTACTAATCTTTCTCATTTCTTCACTGTAATATTTTTCAGAAATGCTATAGATATCTCCGCGACACAATCCAATATCTTTAAGGTCGTAATCTGACAATTTACTTAATTCATTACGAGTCGATTTACGAGCACTATTGGCTCTATGGCGTCTTGCCCAGTTACCATAAATTCTTACTAATTGTTCAAACATATTTTTCTCCTATATTTCTTCCAAAAGTTTTTTTAGTCTTTTCTTCGATCTTCCGCCAGTTTTTACTTTGGCAATATCTGATTTGTTAGATGTATCATCTCCCACAATCACTAGTCCTATCATACCCATGCTCTTATGCGGAGTACACCAGTAAAAGTACATGCCCGGCGTTTCAAAAGTCATAGAGACTTCTTTATTTTGTTTCGACTTTTTGGGAAGTTCTACACCATCTGGTCCAGCGCGAAATTCTACATTATGGCCCCTCGAAGTCGGCAACCATGTAATAGTATCTCCCACATCAATTCTGGCAATATCTTGGCTGTATACCATCTTGGTGCCATCATCTCTTTTATTCAACATATCAATCGTTAAATCTTCAGCAATTACTGGGGCACATGCCGCGATAGTTGCGAAAAGTGTAATACTCATAATTCTTTTAAACATATTTTTCTCCTGTGTATGTCTGTATGTGTTACCTATTATATAGTGCAAAAACGGTAAAAAACAACCCTACAATGCGTCAATCCCGATATGCACTAAATGCATAACTCAGTAGTAGAATTGGAAAAGGACGCCCCATAGGGCGTCCTTCGTTTCATTTTACGTTTCATATTTTGAAACGATTAACTTTCGTTGGCAAGTCTCTCAAAATAAGAGATAGAATCGTCATCATCGTCATTAGATACAGATTTTAATTCTGGTGTAGGACTCTCTTTGAAAGTTGGTTTAGTAAACATAGACTCTTGTGACGAAGAATTATCTTCATACATGTCACGAGTCTCTGCCGTGCCCACCGGAGATGTGACACCCAACACTTTATCCAAACGATCCTTGAGTTGATCGTAAGTCTTAAATGCCGAAGGCGCGACAAATTCTTCGAGAGAATGACACTGTTTATAAATGGCTTCCATTCTCGAATCATCTTCCATTAGTGCCGCTGGACTGTCAAATTCTGACTTATCATAATTGCCATAACCATCTACTGTGCGATACTTCAACTTGAAGTTTGCTCCACCCCAGAAATCAAAAGGATTTACTGGTGTCTCATCCTCAAACTGAGGACGCATTAAATCATTGAGTTTGTCAAAGATTTTCTTACCATAAGAATAAAGAAATACTTTACCCTCATTGTCTGGATTGCCCGGATCTTTGATAATATAAATGTTTGACATGTGTTTCAATTTACGTTTACGATCCCTAGCAAGATTTTGATTATCTTGCGAACCAGTACCCCAAAGTTCTGTGTTACTCTCACAGACAGGGCATGGTAGTCCGATTGTGGTAGGACAGTTATCAATTAACCATCCGCCGGGCCCTTTGAATCCATGATTAAAGATTCTTACCCATGGCAATTCTTCGCCATCGCATGGAGGTAGAAAACGAATTACTGCATAACTGTTGCCAGTTTTATCAATAGTAGGTTTCCAAATGCGATCGTCTTGTGACGATGAATTTTGTTGTGGGGAGTTTGTTTTTTCTAGTTCCTGAGCCAGACGGCTGAAATCGGAACGATTCTTCTTTAGTGCTGCAAAAGACATATATTGTCCTCCTTATATGCGTTATATTCGTTTTGTATATTTGTATTCGGTTTATATTATTAGTATATCATTTTATCCACGGTTTGTCAATAGATATTGACCATAATTATCATAATAATCTTCAATCAAAAGAGTTTTCATAACTCCAACATAACGTGGCACATCCACCTTTAAAAATGGTGTGTAGTCTTTGACTTTCTTTTTATACACGGGCCAATAAGTCGTATCGGCGATCCGCACATTATTTATAAAGTCAAATATCATGTCAAAAACCACTACAGTTTCGACACAAATATCTCCCATCTTTTCAAGTCTTATTATAAGCGGGTAATTCCCACTTACAGATTTGAAAATCTGGTTAAATTCTAGGTCTTCTTCTAATCCTCTATCAAAAATTGTTTCGCAATCATTGATAAAATTATATTGCAAACTCTGCAATCTCTTTTTCCAATTTTTATATGTGTCGGTCGCTTCTTTATCAAGCAAATTACCTGTCCACATATTATTAGTGCCAGAGACAGCAATGTTTCCTTTATCAGTAACATTTAAAAACAGTGAAAGGAAAAATTCTTCCAGTTCCTTTTTACCAAATTTCTTCGATAACTGAACGAAAGTATATCTATCTTTTCTTTTAGAGTACGACTCTCTTTTTGCCTTAAATGCGCCGTCATATTCCACATAATTATATTCATTATTAAAATGAGATTTCATAGCAAGAAAAATTTTAAATGCTTCAAAATCATCAATTTTTTTACTGGACATATGAATCATAGAGGTAGCTTTTCAGTGGACTTCCTTACTAAATTTAGCCCCTCAGCCTCGTATTGAATTTTTTCTTTTATGAATGAACTGAGTAGTGGTGTTATATTTTCAATTTCTAAAGTGTTTTCTTCACAATAATGGGTAATTGTTTCGATATAACTCATACCCATATCTGTTACGGTTTTTTCAATTTCATCACAAAATTCTTTTGAACTTTTTAGTTTTAGCATTTTCACTCCTTAAATAACGCTATAGCGTATATAATACAATTATACGCTATAGCGCAAGTTTTGTCAAGACTTTTTCAGTCTTTGGACCAGATTGTCCATGCACCCCATCCAATGGCGATCCATGCACCAAGCTTTACAAAAGGGGCCCCAATTAAAATTAGCACACCCAACACAATTAAAATAATGCCATCGTGAGATGTGCGTTCTTTTAATCTACTTTTTACCCAATCACTTACTGTAGAAATCATTTTCTATTCCAGATAGCCCACAGTACTGCGAGCGCAACCAAACCAACTAGACCTTGATCGCTGAAATTACTCAGCAGTCCTAGAATGTTTGCAGTCACGTTTACTTCTGGCCAGAATGGAATATTCATTCCACCGAACAGGATTTCAAGGACAATTCCTAATCCAATTAGACTGACGCCGACCTCTGCGAGGGCGGCGGCCCATGATTTAACTTTAGTAATAAGTTCCATTATAACTCCTTTCTTTTTTTAAGTTGATAGTGTAATGTGTGTGTATGTTCTTAGTATCCAGCAGAATTTCCACCTGAAGTATTATAAGCACTATTAGATGAAGAATATGTGTTTGTACTAGTATTTGTATTTTCTACAGAAGTAGAATTCACAACATTAGAAGGTTGACCATTTCCTAATTTTTTATTAAAAGATGATTTGTCCAAATGTAGTTTTAAAGCTATATTAGATTGATCTGTTACGTTATCTACCAATTTAGATAAATATGATTCGTAGTAATTATCATAAAGGACATCTAAATCTGGTGCAGATAGTACAGGATTATCAGTTATTATAGAAAATATTCCGTCCGGATTTTGCAATGTTATACGCACAGATATTTCAACTTGATCTATTCTACTTGTATCAAAATGTTTTGGAAAAACAAAAAACATCTTATCCTCAGTATTATAGGTTATTCTTTTTTGCATTAACGCACTGCGGCCGGCAGATGCGGGAGAAAAAATAGTGATATCTAATCTAATATTATTATGTCTGAAAATATCCCATACTGCAAATGGACCTAGTTTTCCAACAACCGGATATTCGCCTGTTGCTATTGATTCTGTATAAAAATTACAAGATTTTATAAAGTTTGGCCAAGTATTTAAAGCTTTAATTTTAAGATTATATTTACTAGATGATGTAGCAGCTCCATTTATAGGTGTGATTTTTAGAGTTACTAAAACATCACTCAAAGATTTATTATTAAATTGATATTCGCCAGAATAATTTTCCATTAAAAAATCTGGATAATTTACAGGAGATCCAGTATTCAAAATTTCTACCATAAAATTTCCAGTAGGATCTAAATTGTTCATTTC